TCATAAACTGACATTTGATTTGAAGTTTTTTTGGCGAAATATTCATTTCGACTATCAGCAACTTCCTCTGGGACTCGTGCTAATAATAAACCTCCTTGACCGATTACTCCAGCATTCTTGCCTTCATCAACCACAGGGGTGTCAAAATCAGGATACTCCTCTGCACGGACTAATTCATACCCTTCTCTTCTTCGTTTATAGACATTTTGCTTATCGTCAAAGTCCATAACTCGTTCTCTTATCCACCTGTGTTTATACCCCACAGGAGCTTCGGGTGCATCAAGAGTTTGAGGTGGCTTCCAATCATGTTTTCTTTCCTGTTTTTCACGAGTAGCAGACTCTCGATTTGATCTATCAGCCATCTTATGCTCCTTTTTGCAGTTTTAATTTTTGTTGTGCATATTTTTCATATGGCACACCAAGTCTATCAGCAGTTCGTCTTTCGCTTTCACTTAAGACTACTCTCTGTTTACGTCCAGTTTTGACAGAAGCTCTGCCATTTACAGGTGCAACAGTTTGGACGTTAGAACCATTGCTCTGATCTGTTGGAAACAACTTAGACATTTCTTTATCTATTTCTTCGTAGTATTTGTCATCTGTAGCATCATACATTCTTGACACTTTTTTATCAGCTAACATCAATGCTAAATTTTTTTCAATCTCATCTTCTTTTCCATACCAAGGGTTTTTTGCAATCCATGCTTTAATTTTAGGATTGTCATCAATGGATGGTTGTTGTGGTTGTTGTGGTTGTTGAGCTTGATTTACTTGACTTTGGCTCGCATTTTTTTGAGCTGCTTGCTCTTGCTCTCTTTGTTGCTTAAGGACTCTGAGTCTTTCTTTTTCAATATTGACTTGAGTAAGAGCTGCAGTTGCTTCAGCAACTTTGTCAGGATCGTTGGCATCCATAGCCTCCTTTAACATAGCTTTGACTTGATATTCTTGAGATGTAACTCTAGTGTCAAATTCATTAGTGTAACCATTAGTGTAAGTTTCAAGTTGTTTTCTTAACTTTTTATTTTCTTCTTCAACTTGCTTACCATAGTTTATTGCATTGTTTGCATCATCTTCTGCAGCTTTTCTTTTTGCAGTAAGTGCATCAATTCTTTTTTGAACTTTCTCACTATATGATTCATGCTCATCAGAATCTTCACTACGAACAATTGTCTGTTCTTTTTTTTCTGGTTGAGCTTCTTTGTTAGCAGAATCTTGATTTTCATCCAGCTCTACAACGAAATCATTTTCGTTAGAAACTTCTTCAACTTTATTTTCTTGTACTTCGTTCATCATTACCTCCACTATACATATGAAATATCTGCTGGGTCAAGTATTGTTGCTATAATATTATCGTCATTTATAATTCTTAGCTCAAGACCATCCACTTTAAACCTATTTCCAGCATATCTACCCATAAGCACCCAATTCTTCTCAGAACAGTACGCTCCATTTGGGAATTTATCAGAATCTTTATACGCATCTGGACCTAGCTTTACAACGTAAGCTACGACTGTTGCAAAAGACTCACGATCTCTAGTTGCATCAGGAATAATTATTCCACCCTTAGTCTTTTCAGATAAGTAATAGGGAATAACAAGTATCCTATATCCTGTTGGTTGAGGTAACCTCTCTAAAACTGAAACATCTAATTTAGACGGATCTTTAGAGTTTTTGTTGGCTTCTTCTTTATTATCAAAAGCTTTTGATATAGCTTTTGGAGTCGGATTAACTGCTTTAGCTTTTTGTGCCAGTATCCGATTTGGCACATACAACTTCTTAGTCATCTTCTATACCTTTCATCGAGGTTCTTAGTTCTTCTTCAATCCAGGTTAGACCTCGTATTTCACCTGTTATTGCTCGATAGTCTTCCATAGATCCTATCGCTCCATCAGCCAAAGATTCACTTAATTGTTCTTTTCTTTGACGTATGTTCTTATATAAATGCTCTGCTAATTTAACACCATCCATCTTATAAATCTTCTTCTTGATACAAGTTAGCACACATAGGACATTTATATTCTTTAAATTTATACATTCCTACAGTTGGTATCGGTTCTTCATGCACTATTTCTTTCATAGCTATTTTATGAATCCAACAAATTTTTATCTCTGCTTCTTTGGTCATTTTTTTGTGTCAGTCTTTTTCATCTTGTCATAAGATCTCATACCACCAATTCCGAGCATACCAAACATTAGTGGCATCATCACAGACATATCTGCTTGTGGAATAGTTATACCAAAACCAGCACAAATTGGTGCTACCATATAATTTATACCAAGAGATAGACCTGAAATCCAGCCTATGAGGGGTCGCCACGAGCTTTGAAACCAGTTGCCTTTGGCATCTTCTTTAAGAACTTCAATTTGAGCGAGTGCTAATTCCTGTGCGTGTCTTTCAGACATGGTAGCTATCTTATGGGCAAGATCTGCTTTTTTATCTGCATCTGGAATAAATTTATCTAAAAGTCCTGTAACAGGACCTATAAGTGCTTGTAACATGGCTACCTCCTAATATACCTTCACTTTTTTTGGATCAATATTTGGCATAAGTTTACACATACATTCATAATTTTCAACATTAATCGGAACTTCTATTTTTTGATTGCTTAACCTTTCAGAATAATAAAGACAATCATTAATATTTTTAAAGTACACTCCACCATTAAAATTATCATTCAAATAACACATAAGAAAAAATGCAGTCATTTTTTTCTTGCACGTTTCAATGACTCTTTTGCAGATTTAGCTATTCTAACTACCTCTGCTTTTTTCATTACTTTTGCCCTTTGTTCCATGACAGTAAGGATTTGAATTTTTCTAGCATAAGGCTTGTTAATTCTTTTAACCTTTGCAACTGTTGCACGAGCATCAGCAGGAGTTGCAAATTTAATCCTAACAGTATCTTTTGGATTTTCGTCAGTATAGAGTCTTCTACCTGAACCTTTAGGCTTTTTCCCCGTACCAGTTTTTGGATCTTTTTTTGCCATGAATTTATCACTTTTTCTTTTTGTTACCCATGACACTTTTTAAAGACTTAGCTTGTTTTTTATGTAAAGCACTTGCTTTTTTTAAACCTTTAATAACTTTTTTAATTTTACTTTTCTTTTTTGGTGCTAATGCCATAATTATCTCCTTTGTGTTCGTGACCCATCCAAATACCGAAAACGCCTGTCATAACGCCCATGACGACTGATACGAACGCAGATTGACTGGCAGTTGGTGATTCGAGTTGCATGAACCATTCTGCACATCTCCATGACATCAATGTACTAACAAGCATCATTAGTCTTGGTAATATTTTGAGTTTGATTAAAGTTTCTGCGTTCATTGTATTAACAGCTCATTCAAACCAAAGCCCTCCAGTAATATTAAAGTAAAAAATAACAATAAAATTCCACCTGCTATTAGTTTACCACTAAAATTAGTTGATCCAATCTTTATTGCAACAAATTCATTACTTAAAATTCTTAAAGACAACTCAAAACTGTTTTCGTCAATCTTTACATTTATTGGTTTTTTTTCTTTATCACTCATCTTCTACCCTCTTTGTACATCCACGCAAGAAAGAATAAAAATCCTATGACTGTGCAAACTAAAACAAATAATCCTATACCTTCCCATATTTTTCTAATAAATAGCTGCCTGTCATATATATCTTTTTTTCTTTGAACTCGAATATCAGCTTCCATTTGCAAAATTTCGTTCCAAGAATTAGGACCATGATAAAAATTTATAAAAGTTTTTAACTCTTGACGTTGAGCCTCAAGCTTTTTTTTTGCAGTAAAAGCCTCTATTGCACTAGCTTGTATTTCATTACCTTTGAAAAGTCTTCTTAGTGGTGAGGCACTTTTTGCAGATTTTTCAACATTGTCGATATCACTTAATGCTGACATCCAACGTCCTAAATCTTTACCCATAGATTCAATTTCACGACCAGCTTGAAAGCCACGTTTAATTGCATTAAATGCAGTATTTGCTGCTGTTAAAGCCACTCCAATTGTTGCTGGGTCCATTAAAATATACCTTTAAATTTTTGTGGCTTGGCTATTTCAGAAAATTTCTTTATTACACCACCACTACGTTTTTTTATTGGTTTTTTTTGCTTTCTTTTTAGGTTTTTTGTTTTTGGTTTCGATTTTCCTGCTGTTGTCAATGCTATCGCTATCGCTTGTTTCTGTGGATATTTCTCCTTCTTCAACTTGCGAATGTTCTGGCTGATTGTTTTCTGGCTCGACCCTTTCTTCAATGGCATCTACAACTCCTTCTTTTGCGAGTCTTCTTTTAATTTTTTTTTGTTTTTCAACTTCCCATATTTTTTCTTTAATTGAACTAACCATGATCTACCCTTTCATTTCTTTTAAAGCAGCTATGTCTCTTTTTGTTTGATCTGCTTGACTAGCTAACTCTTCTTGTTGATCCAATCTTTGTTGATCTAATAATACATCATTTCTTTCTTTGTCTTTTTTAAACTGCTGTTCAGACTCAAATTGTTGTTGTTTTTGAGCGACTTCTTGTCCTCTTATCGCTAACTCTTGTTTTCTAATGGAAACTAAAGGATCTTCTGTAGGAGGTGGTGTAATTGATTGTGCATATTGTTCACTTACCTCACTTGCTATTTCAGCAGATCTTGAAGCAACTTGATCTTGAAACTGCTTCATAGCAATCGGATCAGCCTGCATCATTGCTTGTTGTTCTGGAGCCATCTGTCCTATAATCTCCTGTTGAGCTTGTATTTCAGACATCATAGCTATGTGCTCTGATATATGACCTTGCAAAGTCATCACTATAGAAGCATTTGATTGTGCTATAGGTGTAGCAATCATAGCTAAATGAGCTGATATGTGTGCCTGATGATTTTGCTCTGGAAATGCTTGTAATCTTGCACCCCTTAATGCTTCCTGATTTTCTTTTGCTGGATTCATGGGCATTGGCTGTGGGGGAGGTTGTAATATCGTATCAATATTAGTCACACCCAATGCCTCATACATTTTTCTATACGCCTGATACATACCATTAGGTCCATGTATTTCAGGGTTGCTTTGAGCTAATTGTAATTGTGTTTGAGCTAAAGCAATTCTTTGCGACATAGAAAATATGTTTGGGTCTGACACTGGCAAAACATCAATTCTTTGATCAAAGTCAGACTGTTTAATCTCTGGAGGAGCACCTGGCACTTGATAAGGATAGATAGGAGCACCCATTGAAAATATTCTTGCAAGTATTTTAAACTCTACTTTTTGTGAATAATGTAGACGTTTATGTATCGCAGACATAACTTTTGTGCCACGTTCCATGATTGCCATAGTTGTGCCTACAGGAGCATTACCTTGCATCTCACCGACTTTCATGTCAGCCATAGACGCAAAACGTCTACCTGAATCAATTAATGTTCCAAGTAACGAATATAAAGTTTGAGATGGTTCTTTAAATGGCAATGGCATGATCGCTTGTCGTAAGTCCATACCAACCATATCAACATCTCTAAACTCTCCAGGATTAAGAGGTGTTTCATCATCTCTTATACGAGCACCTCTTGCTTTAAATCCAGCAGGTAAGTTAGATAATGTACCAGCATCTATTAATTGTCTTAAAATTGATGTTGAAGCTCTTGATAAGCCTCCTATCATATGCGTAAGACCAAACCCATAAAAACCAAGACCAGGCAAAAACTTATAGTGTACAAAGTAAGGTATTTTGCTACGTAACGGATCGGCTTCGTTGAAATTCCTTTTGATCGATAATACTTCACCAGATTTCTCCAAGATTGTAACGATATAAGGCATTTTCAATCCAGTATTTTCACCAGTAAGACTTTGATCTTCAAAACCTGGCAAATCTAAATCGGTGTGTATTTCGTATAATGTTAATTCTTCGTTGTAACTTGACTCTGAATGAATGCCTTCAATATCTTTAATTGTTTCTTTTACGTCATTGTAATCAACTCCATCGGAGTCTGACGTAGGTAATTCAATATCTTTGTAAAACCCACTAAGCTGCAACTTTCTAATTTCATTCGAGTCCATGCGAATGACATGACAAATTCTCGTAGAAGTTTTTAAGTCTGTGGCATTGTAAGGAACTATTAAATCCTCTGCATGAACAAACTTAGAAACTGCTCTTTGCAACGAAGGGTCAAAGTAAACTTTTTTAAATGATGATCCAACGATAGGAAGATAAAATAACATCTGATCTAACTCTGGATCATACTCTTCCATCTCGTAGGTTATTTGATAATTCATAAAATTTTTAACACGTTCAGCCTGTGCTAATACTTCAGGAGTTTCTTGTCCTATAATGGCTGTCTTAACAGGACCTCCAGCAGGTAATAATTCTCTATAAGCCTGTGCTTGAAACTGTGTAACAGATTCAGCAAGCAGTGGATGAACAATGCCAGAAGCACCTTCAAAAGGTTCTGCTCTGTCCTCGTAGTTCATTCCAAGTAATTCTAATCCACTTTTATATTGATCTTCCCATTCTTTTCGTGAGTTTATATCTTCTTGAACTTCATTTACCATTTCAGAAGATATTCTACCAAGTTCAGTTTCATCAATAAACTCTGCAAGGTTGGCATTGAAAGGCACTTGAATAGGTGCTATTTGCTCTTCTATTTCTCCAATAATTACGGAACCATCGTCCATTTCTGTGACGTTTGGTGCTATTTCAGCTTCTTGTATTTCTACACTAGTTACACCAGCAGGTGCATCTATGTTCTCAATTCCGTCTACCTTTTCAATTGCCATAATTTTACCTTATTTTAAATCCAGTTCCTGGTCTTGCTATGCCTCTACCACGACATATATTACCACTTTTTTTGGCTTTAACATCACCACCCATCCCAAACTTCTCAGCTAGATCTGGATTCATCTTTTGTTGTACAGACTCAGGTAGTTTTGAAAAGCCTTTAAACTTTGGTGGAACTGCTTCACCACCACTTCTCATTTCTTTAGCTTTAACTTTAGCAATGGCTTCATTTAAACTAGTACCTGGCATATTACTCTCCTGTCTCTGGGTTAATTATTATTGATCTTGTCATATCTACAACTCCACCCTTACTCATCATCTTAGGGCTTATCATGTTCTTTTGTATATTCATAGCTCCTGGGTTTAATATGCTTGAGCTTTGAATATTTAGTCGTGATGGTTTTGTTCTTACTCTTTTTGGTCTGCCTATCTTCTTCATCTTTCTCATAAGTGCAGCAGCTTCTTTTCTTGATAGATCACCAAAAGGATCAGCAGATGCAAGACCACCTATTTTAAATAACTTTAATTGTTTCATCTTAGTCATATCAATAGTTTTTACTGGAGGTGGATCTGTAACCCTTTTACCAGCTTTTATCTTACCAAAGTTTTTGCCAGGAACTGGTTGCCCTCTTCCTGCTAACTCAGCGTAAGCTCGTCTTCTATCTGCTTCGTCTGACACTATCTCATACCTTTAAATTTACCACCACGACCTGGCACTACGCCACCCATATTCATCTTCTTAACTTTGCCACCATCCATCATACCGACAGGTTGTGCCTTTGTCATATCAACAACTTCACCACCCATTTCTTTGCTCTGAACTTTACCTAGCATCTCATTCATTTTAACTACGTCAGCCTCTGATACAGTTTTGCCTCCCTCATTTTTTCTTGATAAAATTCTTTTCATTTTTGCAATGTCTGCGTCTGAAATCATTTGTCCTTTTTCTGCCATTAGTAATACTCCATTTTTCTTCTATAAATTGGTTCTTGTTCATCGTCATCAGGAGTAGTGATAAAACCACCCTGTCTAAATCTTAGTATAGCCTGTGTCATCGAATCTGCCAAGTCATCATAATCACCATGTGGAAAACTCGCACATTCTTCAACAACCTCTTCTGCAAAATTAGTATCTGGTCTCCAAACCATACCACTTTCAAATACTGGAGCACAAGCGTTCATTCTTGCAAACTTATCTGCACCTTTACTTGGGGTGAAAGGAGTGACAGGTATTCCCATACGTCTTAATTCCTGTGTTAAAGGTGTGCCACTTGCTTTTTGCTCTATTAATATCATGTCGGGATCATATGCATCGCACAATTCATTTGCTTTTTCTTTAAGTTCTGGAAAGTCCCATCTTCCTTTTTCTGCATCGAGCAAGATGATGGCATCTCCTTCTCCTTCAACAGGTGTAAATATCCCCCAAGTAGTAATAGCACTATAGTCAGAGCGATCATTTTTTGTGAAAGCCGTGTCATAAGACTGTATGACGTATGAACAGACAGGTGGTTCACTATGATTCCAAACATTCCACCACTCCCTTTTTATAATAGCACCCTCTTCTGCAGTAGGGTTTTGCATATACTGTGAGTTCCATTTTGACACAGGTATTGAAGACTTAACAGCCTCTAGTTCTTCTTTTGACCAATATTCTTCCCATAACACATTACCTGTGTCAGGGAATATGGCTGGAAACTCCACGACATCCCATTTATCAGCACCACCTTCTGTCTGTTTCTGCAATACTCTTGCAGTTAAATCTTTAATACCCCAACGTGTCATTACAATGATAATTGATCCACCTGGCTGCAATCTCTGTCTAGGTCCAGATGTGTACCACTCATAGATACTGTCAAGAGCTGTTGGACTTAAAGCATCTTGCTCTGATACAGGGTCGTCAATAATACATAAATCAGCACCTCTTCCAGCTAAAGCACCTCCAACACCAACAGCATAATATTCACCACCACCATTTGTAGACCATCTACCAGCAGCTTTGGCATCAGAAGCTAATTTTATATCTGGAAATATATCTCTGAAGTCTTCACTATCAATGAGGTTCTTAACTTTACGACCAAAGCCAACAGCTAGTTCTGCAGTGTGTGTGGCTTGTATTATCTTCAAATCTGGGCGTTTACCCATGAGCCATGCAGGAAATAAGAAACTTGCAAACTCTGATTTAGTGTGTCTTGGTGGCATGTTTACGATTAGACGTTTAATTTTGCCATCTGCAACTTTTTGTAATTTATCTGCATATATTTGATGATGCTTACCCTCAATAAAACCAGACCATATTTTGTTTACAAAACGTAAAAAATTATCTTGTGACTCAGATCTGTTCTCAAGCTTTTTAAGTCTTTTAAGTAATGGAGCTACTTTTTGTAATTCCTCATCACTTAAAAACTCTGCATATTGTAAATTGGTCATGCTACTCTAGATAAAAATCTATCCACTGCAGAATTAACTCCACCTGTTCTAGCTTGTCTCGGAGACTTAACACCTGTAATTCTTTCAATTAACTGATTTAAATTACCAGCATCAAAACCTACAGGTCTAAAATCTCCAACTCGTGTACCAAATGGTGATTCAACAACTGTCGGCAATTGATCTAATGCTCTTGATGCAATTTGTCCAATCGATCCAATGTTTGTATCATCATCATCGTCATCTTTTGGCTTTGGTATTACTCTTTCTGCAGGAGATTCAGATCCCTCATCTATATCAGGTGCATTCATGTCCATGCCACTTTGTACTTCGCCAGTTCTTGGGTTTCTTGATCCAGTTATATTTCCATCTCTATCATATATAGGCTCAAACCTACCTGATATTAGATCAGCAGCAACTTTGTCTCTAGCTGTTCTTTCGACAAAACTTAATAAATTGTTAATCATTCCAGGTGGAACACCCAACAAAGTAGCAGTTGTAGGTTTTGAAATTAATGCTTCAATTTGACTAATCGGTGTCCCACTATATGGTTTACCAACTTGCTCCTCAAAGCCTGGAGGTGGAGGTGATGTGTCTACAGTTGGTGTGGTTGTGGTGTCAATATCAAATACTGTGTCAACAGGACCTGGAGTTCTTGTATCTATGTCAAAAACTGTATCAACAGGACCAGGTGTTCTAGTATCAATATCAAAAACAGTATCAACTGTGGGTTGCTGACCTGGTGTCCTTGTGTCTATATCCATTACTGTGTCAACAGGTCCTACTCTACCTGCCATTGTCTCAACATCAGGACTAAATGTTGTCGGACCTAACGCTCTGCCTCTATCTGCCATTACGTTCTGTGATAATAAATCACCAAGAGTTGGTGTTCCTTTACCAACTAAACCTGCCAGTGCTTGAGCTTGTTGTTGACCTAATGTTGTTCTACCAGGTGCAACTGTACTTACTGTGGCTCCTGGTAAACCTATATTCTGAAAAGTTGGCTGTATATCAAAAGGATCAATTTGCTGTGTCGTAGCTGTTGTAGTTGCCGCAGGTGCTACATCCCTTGAACTCATTAAACCAGTAAAATCACTTGGTGCTACAGTATCTGGGCTTAAAGCAGAATAATTTATTGAATCTAAATCACTTCTTGCATCTAATGAAGCTTGAGCCAAACTATCATCTACCTGTTGTTGCATAGCTTGATTGCTTATACTTACACCAGGTTGACCCGTAAGCTCGCTCATTTTATTGCCAAACATATCGAAAGACTCTGGCTCTACAGTTGAAGCTGGTGCAAGTGATGCCACATTTAATCCTGTTGTTACATCTACAGGTTGTCCGATACCATACGGAGCATCTGCTCTACCAGATAATACATCACTCATCATCGCAGCAGTTTGTACGTCTTCTGCCTTTTGTCCTGCAGGTGTGCCAATATTAACATCATCCATAGTCAAAGAAACCTGAACACTGTCTCTAATTGCATCTTCTAAACCCTTCATCTCAGCAGGATTTGTTACATCAATACCCTTGGATATGCTTGTTAAATTATCTGGTCTTCCAACTGGCATCGCATCTGGAGCAAGTGATACTGATGGAACATTAAAACCACCAAAGCCAGGTCCTGCCATTTGTATTCCAGATTGAGGATTGGCAGTCGCACCATACATTCCTGTAACCTGTGCATCCGTCATAGGTCCAAAGCCTGTCACAACACCTAATCCAAATGGATCGTCAACAATGTTACCTAAACCAAAAGCTGCAGGTGAATACGTTGATGGAGTTACTGCTGCCACAGTCGATGCAGGTGCTTGATTGATAGCCTGATCTATAGCCAAAGCATCATCCATTTGTGCTTGTGCTTGTGCTTGACCCTGCGTTGTCATACCAAAAGCTACTGGACTCATTACAGTTGATGGATCTAAACCCCTAGATATAGCCTGATCTGCTGCAAATTGTGGACTATATGCTAAATTTGAAGTAGGACCAACATTGCTTATGTTCGTAAAACCTTTTCCTCCCACAAATCCTCTACCTAAACCTTGATTGATAGATTGTTCTTCTTCCGAAACTGTTGGAGCTTCAACAACATCAAAGCTTCCACCACCTATACCAGGTCCTGGCGAAAAGTCTATTCCAGCTACTGGATCATCTCCAACTATAGATTCATCTTCCTCCACACCATCTTCAGGAGAAGGACCTTCATTGTCATTGCCATTGCTCTCACTTGGACCAGTACCACTACCACTACCACTTGTTCCACTAGCTTCATCATCAGAGTCACCTTCTTCAGTCCCCACATCACCATCACCAAATCCAAATTGTGGTATGCCCATAGGTCCTGGCGTTCCAGATCCACCTAATGCCTTCAATATCCCACCTTCTTGTGGAGTAATATATGCTAACATATGTGGTTGACCCATGATTTCAGTCTGTCTTGGTGGAACATTTCCACCCTGTCTCATCATCTGCACTGGTTGTGTAGGTGACATCATAGGCATCGGACCCATAGGACCCATTTGTGACATCTGTGGTTGAAATATGTTGACATTGTCTGTCATAGGGGAGACAGGAGGCATGGAGGATTGCATTACTCCTGTCTGTATTGGTGCTAAAGCCTGACTTTTTGGCAAACTTCCTAAAAATTTGTTGAAATTGCCTCTGCTTTCAGCCGATGTCTCCAATTTCACCTGTGGGGGTTGCCCTGGTGACGGTGGGGTCGGCATAAATCCTCCTAGAGGTCCATTCGCCATGTGTATCTCCACAAAAAAACTAGTTTCTGTAGAGATAGTATATTAATTATTTATTTTTGACAACAGGAAGCCCATCTCTTTGTCGCTTTGAGCTATAATCTTAGCTGGTACAGGCTCTAATCTTGTTGTAATGGATGTCAAAACGTCTTTTATGGACTCTCGAAGCCTTGAGATCCTGTCCATGTCGTATTTCGTCAATGGATCTTTGTGTTTTTTTACGCTTTCGTATGCTTTTTCTACTTCTTCGCCACCATTTTGTAAAAATTGTAGTGCCATATGCACAGATACTGGCATTCTTTGTGTGCCATACTCATAATGACACCACGTTCTTAGACTTAATCCTAATTTTTTAGATAATTTTGCCTGACTCAGGTTCAAAGCTTTACGTAAATCGTAAACTTCTTTCTTTGTCAGGTCTGCATACCCATAATCAGTTCGCTTCATTGGCTTTCCTTTCGTTTAAATTTATTAAAACTTTATTTTTCTTCATGTCTGCAATCAATTCGTCTTTGTTTCCGTAACGATATGCTTCTCCGTTCCAATCACAACAGGCATTGGCTATGCTTTTTAACATCAAAGGCATCTCCAATCCACGACACATGAGTGCTGACCCTATCTCTCGCAATAATTCATTGTCATTTTTGACATCAAGCTCCTTTATCTGAGATAATCTGAATCTATATGTTGTCATACTCACCTCTTTTCACACTAAATATAGTATTGATTGCATAAAAGTGCAATATTTTTTTATAAAAAATTTTTTTGATGTCGTTTTTTAAAAACATGGGGGTCGTTTGAGGGAAACTTGGTGTACAGATTTTTTTGCAAAAATATATATATTTTGGTGTGGACTATGGCATACACCCCCGATTTATATAACAATATCAATGACTTAGGTAAAAAAAATAACCTAGTAAATTACTAGGCTATTTTTGGATTTTCGATTAAGACAATTAGTTTAATTGTCTTATTCGCTCATTTAAATCTGCAAGAGTTTGATTATCTAGACCTGCAGTTAATTCACTATTACCTAATTGTTCGCTATTAAAAACTAAATTATCGCTAGGAACATCAACAGTTTTAGTTACTAATATTTGATAACCGTTGTCACCATGATCTAAGCTTGTACCATAATCAACACCAAACTCTTGTTGGTTATGAGTAACAACAAACGGTTTATAATGTTCATTTTGTCTAATTTCACTAAATGTTCGTCTAACACTTTGAGGATTATTAATATTGCAATGTTCCATAATTTCCCTTGTTGATCTTGCTTGACCACGACAGAACGCCCAAACTTGCGATTTGGTGGTGTTTGCTGATCTTCCTATATAACTAGGGCTTGTTAACTCTTGTTGTACTGTATCAGCTTTAAAACGCTGTTGTAAGCTATGATCAACTATATTAGATAAAAACTTAAACCACGTAATTAATTTTCTATATTCTAATGTTCCACCATGGGACCTAAACTCAATAGTCTTTTTAACATTGTAATGATTAACATTTAAAGCTGAATATTTATAGCTTGTTGCTCTATGATTAAATACTTGTCTTAAACTTTCAACAGTTGGACTTGCTCTTAAAATCTCTTGAGGTGTTTTTGGATATCTGCAGAAATAACCGTCACGTCTAGATCTTGCAATTGTACTACCAAAAAAATCAATATATATAGATATTCTCCAGCCAATATCTTTAATTACGTCTAAAGGTATTTGCTTATTGACCTCGAACAATTGAGATAAGTTACTAGGTTTTTCTAAGTAGTGATCAAAATTAACGTCACTAAATTGATTTTTCATTTCAATTGATTTTCTAGTGAATTGCTCATTTGTTAAACTTGGCAATATTGGCAATGTTGAAATATGAACATGATTTGAACATTCAGTATTAACAAAACTATTGTTATCAATTGCAATCTTAAAACAATCTTTTAGATAATCCCATGCAACATTACAATCAGCTAGTACAGGTAAATCCATTTCAACATCTGCACTACTGCCATCAGGTTTAAAAGTTAAACCTTTAACAGGTGTTGATAGTCTAGAATTAATTCTATTAAATTCTTGCCAAGTAACACGAGTATGATTTGTGCCATGATTTGTGCGATTGTTAAATTCTGGCTCATAACCAAACGCAAATCTTGAATTGTTATTTATGTATTTAAATAGATCTTGCATGATTTTATCCTTTCCATTTTGTAAATCATAATTTTATTATATATAGTAATCATTGCATTGCAACATAAAAAAACCCTTTAAAAACAATGACTTAGAAAATTAATTTTTTGCAGCAAAAATTGTTCGTAAATAAGTAATAAAAACCTGTGGCAGCAGGTGCTTCAGGAGGCAGATGGCAGCGAAGTCCGATCCCCGACCTGCCCGATGAGCCTGCTGCCCGATCACCAGCACGAACAATTGTTCGCACTGCAGCCAGAAAAAAACCCAGATCGGTGAAGATCTGGGCTTTGCCTAGGAGACTCTTAAGCCCACTGCCTGCCTCCGACTTTTTGTCGAATTGCACTAGGCTTTTCGCACTCACGGAAACTCTCGATGATTGCTTGGTCAATGTGTCTATCGATGTCGCCATGATAGAAAGTGTCCCAAGCACCCTTCAATCCGTTCCTGATAGTTCTGACGTACTCAGGACTCGGTATATGGAATCCCTTGTAGTTCATAACGTAAGCGAATCCCTCGATGTCATCGCCCTGACAATATTTGTAACCTGTTACCTTTACCTTACTGTACAATGATGGGAAGCTCTCAAACTTATCAAGGGACTTCTCACAATCCTTTGTTATCTCCCATATAACACAAGGAACATCCTTCCAATAGTTATTGTTTGGTACAATGTCTGCAACATTATTAAACTTAAGTTTATAGTTGCTGATGTGTCCTGGGCTAATCATCTTGGCTTTTGGACATCTCCACGACATGTGGTCTTGATTGGTGTTAGCACCATATGCAAAATAAATCTTTTTCATAATCTTTCTCCTTTGGCTGAAATTGATTTAATATAAATATAGTATTGATTGCTACATAAGTCAATACCTTTTTTTATTTTTTTTACAGCGTGATTCCAGCTACAGGAGTACGAACAATTGTTCGGCTTCAGGTCAAAAAAGAAGCTGGGCTTCTAACCCAGCTTCAACTCCTCCCTTCTATTCTTTTATTTCCCACCCCAATTAGTGTGCATATTAATGGTTTCTATCAAAGGGTAAATGTCCTCTTTTACTCCGATCTGTCCTATTTCTTCAATAGAATCATTATCACAACAAAAGCCTTCCTCCTCCCAGCTTTTCTGTTCTTTTTTCCAATCTTGCACATTCATATCTGTTCCGAAAGTTTTAGTAACTCCGTTATCTTCGTAAACAGTTCTCATATATATTTTTATCACTGCTACCTCCTTAAAATGGTATGATTATTACTACTGCACTTATAATTGCAAAGAAGGTGATGGACTGAGCCACTACCAACGCTACTTCCCACTTAGTCATTTTTATCTCCTTTGGCTGTTTATATATTATATAGTAATCATTACATAATATAAGTCAACAACTTTTTTTTATTTTTTTTTATTTTATGTGTTGACATCTTTTGTAATCATTGCTATATATATATTATTCTTAAATATTGAATGAAGAGCCGAGATTCCTTTCCATTATTTTCTCGGCTCTTTTTTTATTCCAGGGACAACTACGAACAATTTCAGCAGGCACAGCGTCTTCCAGGCAACCTGCTTCGCATGCGACTACGAACAATTGTGTGTAGTTTCCCCTGGGCAGGTGAAGCAAAACCTGTAAAACCTTTACCTGAGTGGAGGCAAAAAAAAAGGAGCCAGCCGAAGCTGACCCCGATAAAGCCCGATCCCGATTATCTGAGTGGAGGCATTAGAAGGAGAGTATTTTCTATTTC